ATTATGCAGTGTGTTTATCAAACTATTGTGTTTTAATAAAGTTATTTTTTGTAGAACTGTTCTACGTTCTTAGCATAGTCTTTCCAAAATGTTTTAGCATCTTCAAAAGAATCTGCGTAGAACTTAGTAAAGTAGTTCTTAAAGTCTGAATAGTTTAGCATTGTTATCTCCGTTTGTTATTGCGAACATATAATGTTGCAACTCACGAAGTTCAAGACTACTTTATGTTTAAATGTATTTTAACTGACTCTATGAAGTCGTTAATTGCTAGTTCGTATTTCCAACCTAAATAAACTCCTAAGATAGTTCCAAGTATAAATGTAATCATATTAATTGTTATTAATGTAAGAATACCAACCTGTCAAAATATATTTAGTTTCAGTTGGAGATGGTATTCCTCTATGAGTAAATGTCCAGTCAGTTCCCCAAATTACAGTTAATCCTTTTTCTGGTTTAACTTTTAATTTTTGATAAAACCATTCTGTTTCTCCACCATCATTAACATCATTAAGGTAAGTCATAAAACTTAAATGTCTTAAAGAATTTCTAGGGTGATTTCTTTCAGTATGCCATTCATAAAAACCACCATTAGGTTCGTATTTTTGAATATTAAAATTACTATTTATTTGCCAAAAATATTGGTTCTTATCTGCATACTCATAAACAGAATTATATTTGTTTATAACTAATTTTAGTTGTGCTAAATAATTTTGAATACAAGGTTCAATTAAATTTGCATTTAATCCTAAATCAATAGAATTTTTTTTCGTTTTATCTACTGCTCCACCACATTCACCAAATGCTTTGCCATCTGATTTTTCAAAGTAATTAATTAAATCATCACAAATTGATAAATCAATATACCAACCATTTATAAAATTATTGTTATTGTTTATTTTATGTTCCTTCATGTTCCTTCCTTTTTTTTAATATATTATCGTTCTAATATATCCCAAGTCAATGTTAATTCGTTCCAAATATATTGATTATCGTCTTGTGGTTTAACAACTGGTGCTTCCCAGCGACAAGTATTTTCGTTTAAAATCCAAGAGTTATAAGGTTTAGGTGCAATAAAAGCATCTTTTTGTTGGTCATAATGATAACCAATTCCTGCAAAGTTTTTTCTAAAATTATTATTATATGAAGTTTGTTTCCAAACATCTCTTGTATTGTAAAGTTTATTAATAAAATCTATTCCAGTTTGTTCAGTAGTTGCAACATCATTTGATACTACAATTACTTGTTCAATTATATTTCCTACTCCTAATTTTGCAAAATGTGCCATTAAACTGTGTAACTCCCACTACCTGTATAAGTTAATATTGTATCTGTACCAGATGTTGTAACAGTTGGAGAACCTGTTGTAGTTCCAGAATATTTTGATGTAAGCATATTAAGTATTACAACGCCTGAACCTCCTGCACCACCTGTTGCGTTACTTACACCTGCCCCACCACCACCACCGCCAGTATTTGTTGTTCCTGCTGTTCCAGCAGTGTTATTAGCACCACCAGCACCACCTCCTCCTGATCCTCCACTACCAGCATTTCCACCACTACCAACACCTGCTCCACCACCACCTGCTCTTGTAATTGAAGAACCAGTTATTGTTGATGAAACACCAGCACCACCATTACCAGAATCATTTGTGTTTGCATCACCACCGACAGCACCAGCACCTCCACCTCCTCCTCCACCATAATTATTACCTATAAATAAATTTCCTCCATTATATCCTTGATTAGCTGTTCCTAATCCAACATTACTTGCTGTATTTTCAAAGCCACCTTCACCTCCACCAGAACCACCATTTAATCCTTGTACTTGTGTACCACCTATTTGACCCCTACCTCCACCTCCTCCACCATTTGATGTAACTGTTGTGAAACCTGTTCCTGAAATTGATGAATTACTACCAGTAGTTCCAACAGAAGAACTACCACCAGCACCAGCACCACCTACTGTTACTGTTATTACTGTACCTTGTAAAACTGAAATTGTTGATTCTGCACTTCCACCACCACCAGAAGAACCAAAAGTTGAATTAGCAAGACGATAACCACCTGCACCTCCACCTCCTCCAGCGCCTGAACCTCCTCCACCACCTCCAGCTATTACTAAGTAAGATATAGTTGTAGATTGAGGCACTTCATTTGTTACGTCATCATCTGAAAAAGGAATCCAACCTTTTGTTGCACCTGAATAGACTAATTGTACTGATTGACCAGATGTATTGTATTCTGGACTTGGTGAACTAAAACCTTGAAAATTTAATGAGTTTTGATTTAATGTTAATTTATTTGTTCCCCAATTTCTTGCATAATCAGCAAAAGCTAAAACATCACCAGCAGTTGCAGAAGCTGGAAGTGTGCAAGTAATTGCATTTGATGTTGTATCAACAAAATATCCTTTATTAACTACTGCTGTGAATGTTGATGCAGTTTTAACTGAAGAATCCCAAGACAATCCAGAAGATATAGTTGTAAATGAAAGAACTCCTGAACCATTAGTAATTAATGCTTGTCCATTAGTTCCATCAGTTGCAGGTAATGTAAATGTTAAGTCAGCAGATAAAGAAGCTGGTGCTGATAATGAAACATAGTTTGTTCCATTAGCTGTCGCTTCTCTAAAACGAATTTCTTTTTGATTATCTAAAATTAAATTAACTGTTGATGTAGAAGCTGAATCTGAAAGTGTTAATACTGTGCCAGTTGCAGTTGTTGATAGACCAGTAATTGATACTGTTGAATCTAACCAATTTACTGTGTTAGCTGAATGGTCAATAGTTGCTAAAGATATATCATCAGCACCATCATAATATTTTAATGTAGGAGAAGTTGCAGTAGTTGTGTCTAACCAGATTTGTCCAGCAACAGCACCAGTTGGTCTTGATGTTCCTGAATGAGTTGTTTGAATTGCTGATAGTGCGTTGTTCAAATCGCTTCTAAAAGCTGGGAAACCTTGATTCGCTATGTTTAAATCGTGTTGTGCCATAATCTATCTAATATATTAATCAATAACCTTTTGCAAGGTAGTCAAATGTTTTACTTACTCCAGTATCGCTACTATTTTTAAAAGCAATATTAAAACCATTGATTGTTTTACTAGTTAATAAATAATAATCACCAGTAGCTAATCCTTGTGCAGTAATACCAACAGCATAGTTAGCAGAATAAAATGGATTTGTAAATGTTACTGTGTAAGTACCTGCACCACTTACTAAATCATTTCCACTAAATATTCTATCTGGTGCATCAATAGTTACTGATAAAGCACTAATAACTGGAGTAGAAGCTAAATCAAATGAAGTTAATACTACTCTAAACTTGTAATATCTTGCTGTGTAATCACCAACCACAAAGTTTCTAAATGATGTGTAAGTTATGTCATCATTAGATAAAGCAATCTCTAAATGTGCATTACAATTAGCAGGAGTATCGCCATCAAAGTTAGAAGGTGAATCATCAAAGTCGCCAGTTCTTGAGTCAAATAAATCATCTAAATTATCTGAAGTTTGTGTAATAGAAGCTGTTACTCTTGTAGTATAAACTCCACCTATATCTATTGGACTTGCAAATAAATAATTTCCAGTAGGATATAAGTCAAAAGATGTAAGACCTGAATCAAAAAATCCAGTACCAGAATCAAAGTTTCCAGTTGCAGAATCAAATAGTTCTGATGAATCTAATCTTAATGTTCCATCTGATACTATTGTATTTGTTAATGTACCAGCAAATGTAGGTGATTCAGTTTGTGTTGCAACAGCATTATAATTTCCTATTTCTAAAATATTAGTTGCTATGATTGTTTCATTAGAAGATAAGTTACCATTTTTATCTACTGCTTTAATTAAATAAGAACCTACTCTTGCAGGAACTGTAACTGAAGTAGCTGGTCTTGCAACTTTCTCAACTAAGGAAACTGAGTTACCCCAAGATGCACCACTTGTTTGAGTGGAGAATCTAATTTGATAGTAAGCTAAATCTAAATCACTAATTTGTGTCCAAGATAAATGTGCATCTCCACCAATAATATTACAAGCAAAATCCTCAACATCTTCTGGTGGTGCAATTCCACCTATAATAGTTCTTGTTGCAGAAGTATAACTTGATTGTACTCCTAGTGTGTTAAATGCTTTTACTCTTACGTTATAAATTAATCCATCTACTACGTTTAATATTCTATGATTTAATCCTTTGACTTGACCAGATACTTGGTACGTTGCTTCTGTGCTAAGTTTGTATTCTACTTGATAATAGTCCACAAAGTTATCTAGTGAAGCACCGATTGTTACGTTTAAAGCAGTTATGACAACTCCATCTGAGTATTCCACCAGTTGATCTGATAATGTAACTGAAACTGGTGCAGATACAGAAAAAGGATTTGGTAATACAGTATCAGCTATTGTAGGTGCTTCTGATTTTGATTCCCAAGTATAAAAGTTATCTTGATGTTCTTCTAATCCTAAAGTTACTGTTGAATCTGAATTGATAGCTAAAGACATAACACGAAATGGTTTAGCACTAAATCCTGCTGTGTCATACGTTGCTGTAACTATATCTCCAATAGATAAGTTAAGTGCTTCTGATGTAACTGTTACTTCTGCTTTTAAATTGTTTCTTGATCTCTTTAATATGTTCTCGCAAATTTCTTCTGCTTGATATGGACTAGTTACTTGCAACATATCAAAGCTTCTTTCTAATAAAGTATTGTTATCATCACTTAACATTGTTGCGTGTTGGTCATCTACTGGTAATGCAGAATCATCAAATGGTGGAAAAGAAACTGTATCTGATTGATAATCTTTTTCTGGGTTAGTAAATGTTCCTATAACTCGGTTATACTTTTCAGATTTACTTTCACCTTGTA